GTTTTAGCCCTCGCGCTTGCGCTTCTTCCCGTGTAATAACAAGCATATCAGTCCTCCTTCACATAGAACTGGATTTCGACGAGCCCGTCTTCGGTTCGGCTACAGTGCCAGACATCATCGTCAAATTTACCGATTAGGACGGAGTAAAGTTGCTCCCGCGTAAGTTCTTTTGGATTTTTAGAACGCTTATGCCGGTGCTTTGGGTTGATTTGCACAAAAGCCCCGTTCAGGGTCGCGTTTTCCACGTCTGTTAAGCAGCTAACACCGTCATTTTGTTCCCAGACACAGAGCCGTGAAGCGAGGATACTGATTACATCTGCGACATCTTCGTTAGACAGCCCGTTTACAAAGTCAATTTTATCGTCACCAATCATTTTTATCTCCCGTAGTGATATAAGATTTATCCCATATAATATAAATGACAACATATTGTCAACAGGAAAAAGAAAACCCCCAGAGCGGCATCACTCTGAGGGCTTCACTACGGGAATGTAAAGCTTGGGGGCTCTACAAAGACCTTTATATACGATTGTATGGGAATTGCAACATATAAATAGGCATAAAAGATGTTTTTTTCGAAATCGTTATGTGTAAAGTTAAGATATGCACGACGCGGTCAATTCTGGAAAGATTGGTGAGCTCATTTGTATGGTGCGCCTGATGAAACTGGGTGTATCTTGCGAGATAGTACATATGGGCACTACGGACATCATAGCACAGACAGAGGACGGTTTAATCCGCGTCCAAGTTAAGGCAAGCCAGTTTAAGCGAAATAAAAACGGGTCGGGGTATCATTTTTCTTTGGGGTATGGCGGTAAAAAACGCCCTTTGACCAAGAAAAACTGTGATGTCGTCGCGCTAGTGGCTTTGGATCGCGAGCGGGTTTTATTTAAGCCGGTTGAATGTTTAAAGGGGCAGCTAACCAAGCGGTTCCTGCCCCAGAAGTTTGATAAAGATGATTTAGAAGTGCGGTCGTGGGACAAGTGCATAGAAAAAGGGCGGTAGACCCGCCCTCTCCTTTTATACGATCCTTTCCCTTTTTTGGGTCGGACTATCTGGTTTTTAAAACGCTTTATTTGTTTAGCGACAGGGTTCCTAACTTTTCGCATTAAAACCTCCCGTCGAATATTGCCGCTTCTAGTTCTTCGTCTGACATATTATCAAAGTCAAGGTCGGTGAACCGCGGTTTATGCTTCGGTTTCTTCTTTTTAACCAGTGTTAATTTTGGCTTCGTAGGCCGCACTATTTTTTCTACGGGGTGTTCCAGTAGTTCTAGGGTCGTGTATTTATGTCCACACTCTAGGCACTTTCTATTCCGACGAATAGTATCATTCTTAGGTCGGCTATTATATACTTTACTTTTCCCCTGACACTTCGGGCATATCACATTGCTCTCCCTGACAGCATTCGTTGATATAAAGTTTGCATACGGCGCATTGCACATGACCGTGCACTTCGACGGGCGGTAAATTTGTTCGGCAGCGCGGGCACTGGTTGTTATCTAGAAGCTTTTGTATTTTACCGGCGTCACCAAAAGGTTTAGGGGGATAATTCAATTCCCTGTTCTTTATCATCTCCCAACTCTCCTGATCCGCCACAAATCTCGCACTCTAACAACCGGTCTTCAAGCCACCCGCCCCGCCAAGACATTGGGGAGGGCACTGAGACTTCATACTCACATTGTCCCTCCCCGCCGCACTCAGGGCAAGTTTTCATTTTACCAAACTGAGTTTTTGTTTTGACTTTTGTCGTTTACCGTACCGGTTGTGGCTGGCCTGAACTTTTTCAGGATTATCTTTAATCCAATTGCGTTTTTGGCATAACCTAGAACAGAACAAACGCTTTAAACCCGTGAGCTTAGTGTTGCATTCTTTGCAATTTTTCCGGCCGTTCTTGCGTTTTACTTTGGGCTGCTTTACCCATTCGGGCGTGAAATCAAAACTCATTTCAATGCCGTCAGGGGTGAAATGGAACTTTTCCGGCATGTCTTCTTGCGGTTTCTCTCCCAGAGTATTGGCTTCGTCGAGTTGAGCTTCAACCAGAAGGCCGTAGGCCGCGAGCCGTTTCATAGCAGGCGTCGGCTTCATGCCGTGGTCTTCGGCGTCACCTAAAACGTCCCCGATGGTTGAAACAATTAACTTTGTATAGTCCACATTGGTCTCCCGTATAAGAGTTAACATTACTTATCCCATACCATAGCTAAAAAAATATGTCAACGGCTCTGGAGTTCTTTTATGCGGGTCTCTTTATACACTTCCCACATAATACGAAGCTGCCCGCTTATTGTCCGGCCTTCGGCTTTTGCGATTGTTCTAATCTGCTCATATACCTCGATTGGCACCAAGACAGACTTCCATTTAGTTATATCCATTAAGGAAAACTCCATATATAGCGTTTCTATAAGCGAATATATAGGAGATATGGTATGTACGCAAGAAAAAAAAGGCCCCGCCGAAGCGGAGCCAGTTTAAGGGAGGAACACCATGAAAAAGCTTACTTAGCTTCACCCCAACTTGGGCCGATCTCTATGTCGCATTTACTTGGTATTTCCAAGGGTACAGCATTTTCCATGATGTTGGCAATATTTTCTGCTGCCGCACGGTCTTTTACCGAAATAGCTATTTCATCGTGGATTTGAATTAGTGGAACATATCCTTGCTCATACATGTTGACCATAGACTGCTTAGTCATGTCTGCGGCGGACGCCTGAATAAGCCTGTTTAGGGCTTTGTAGGTATATGCCCGTTTAAGCCTCGTTGTCTCGCCGTACTCGTCAATGGCTTTTTGGTACGGATGAGCTTTGTTCATGGCAAAAGTGTCTGGCTCCCACAGATCAAAGCGGCATTTACGCCCCAATAAAGACCGCACAGAGCCTCCACTTGTTTTGTCGTTCAAACGTGCCTGAACACCGTTCATCAAGCCCTTAACAAACGGGACGCGATCATGGTACTGCTTAACCAGACTCTTGGCGTCTTCTACGTCAATGTCTAACTGCTCAGAAAGTTTGTTAACGCCCATCCCGTACATCATGCCTAAGTTAATCGTCTTCGCCTGTTTGCGATTGATCGACGCCATTTCTGCAACCATCGTATGAAAATCCATATCAGGATCGTGTCTATAAGCATTTACGAACTCCTCTACGCCCCTCATTGATCCGCCGCGGTGTTTATTAAATAAGTGTGCATAATGCACCAAGATGCGCGGTTCTTGCTGCGAGAAATCAATAGCCGCCCATTGCTCGCCCTCTTCTGGCAGGAACAAGCTACGGATCATCGGCCCCAGTTCAGGGTCGCGGGCGGGGATTTGCTGTAGGTTTGGGTTGGACATTGAAATGCGCCCCGAAACCGTGCCGCCGTCGTCTGACCTAATCTGGTTGATGTGCCCGTGAATGCGTCCGTCTGTCCGGCAGTGCTTCATAATTGTGTTGATGAAGGTTCCGCTAGTCTTGTTTAGGTTTCGGGCCTGCACGATTAGTTGTGCCAGTTCATGCGGGTGATCCGTCAGGAAAGACTTTGTAAAGGACGGTGCGCCCTTTTCAGTTTTTGGGTAGGAAATGCTTAACTTATCAAAAGCTTTAGAAATTGAAGCAGCCGCCCAAAGCTCTACGTCCATACCGGCCACAGACTTTATTTGTTTAACAATGTCTTTTTCTCTTTTAAGAAGCATGTTACGAGTGCGCTCGACACGGTTTTGATCAATACGGACGCCGCGCCATGTCATGTCGATTAAGCAGGGCAAAAGCTTTAATTCAAGGTCCGCGATATGCCAAAGGTCTTCTTTGGTTAATTGTGTAGATAAATAATTCCATAAATCTAGGGTTATTTCTGCGTCATTCTGAGCATACGGGCCGACATACATCGCAGGCATCTTCCACATCTCAGCTTTAGGGTCGAGCCCGAACTCACGGGCGGCTTCCTGCAAAGTCTTTTCGGTTTTTATTTTGCCCAGCAAATCGTAGCAAAGCGCATTCAAACTGTAGCTGAATCGGTTTTCATCTAACAGAGCGGCTACCAGCATGGTGTCGATGATGCGCCCGTTTATCTTGAACCCCATACGACGTATCCAACCGGCGTCGTATTGAGCGTTGTGCATAATCTTGTCGGCGGGGCACTCAAAAACTTTCTTGAGCCACTTATTGACAATGCGCTCATCTAAGTTACCGCCCCCAAGGTGGCGAATAGGTATGTATCCGGCCCAATCTGCTACCGCGATAGCGTAGCCCACAACTTCTCCGTCTCCAGTGGGCCATCCCGGCCCGTTAACTTTGATGTTTGGGTCGCGGGTCTCGACATCTATAGCAATTTGCTTTGCATCAAAGATGTCTGGCAGTTCTGCGGGTGGCACCCATTCACTCTTGGGGCCAAACATTGTCATTTGCAAACTCATTAGAAAAGTTCCGTATCAGAAATAGGTTTTTCGCCGCCCAACGCAGCATAGCCACAGATGTCGATCCACGAGTCTTCGTGGTCGGTCTTCATCAAGCGGGCGGACTTTACCATAATCATACAAAGCACAAACTGTTGCTCCGTTACTTCTTGCCCTAATACAACGGACCAGAGCTTCGCGATATCTTGAAAGTTCCGGTGTGCGTCGCCGTAATCTTTTGCGCGGTCGCCGTTAATCAGGTCGCCTGCGGTATCTAAAATTTCTTCACGTTTCATTATATCCAATAACTCCGGTTCATATCTTCAGGTTCAATTAAATAAAGGTTTTGTTTAGTACGAGTGACCCCTACATAAAACACTCGGTGTAAATCATCAGGTGCTGCCTCTGAAGCTTTTTGCGCTGCGGGAGACAAGTCGGTGTATAGCACAACATTGTCGGCTTCGCCGCCCTTAGAGCCGTGGATCGTGGACAGCGCAATACGTGGAATGGCATTAAATTTCTCGCCGCGCCGCAAAAGAGCCGTGATGTACGCACGTTCACCGCTAGGAATTTTATCCATAGCCTCATGCCATATCATTTCTATAGTGGCTTTTAGGCCGTGGTTTTGTTGCAACTCGTTAAGGTTAGCTGTTTCATCATCATCTAAAGCAGGCAATTTTTTAAATCCGCGCTTGACTCTGTCGCCAACTGACATATAACTGTAAATGGCTCGTGCAGCCTCTCCTGTAATTCTTTGACCCTTACGTAGTTGTTCCCATCCATTGATGGCTTCACTCAGTTTCTCTGATATTGACCGATTCCCGTTACGGTTAAACAGAAACCCGCGACTTTTTAAGTCTTGGGCAGCGGCGTCTAAGAAATAATTAGCTTGGGCTAGCACGAGCCACGAACCTTTCTCAAAACTAATATATCCGGTGGTAGGTATCCGCTGCACGGAGCCGTGGTCCAGTTTAGGCAAGTAGGTTTTTGCTACGCGACGTTTAATGCGTTTAGCAATGCCTTCAGCTAATGGATGTACGGACGCTGGTACGCGGTAAGATTGCTCTAGCACCTCGTAACCACCATTCAGTCCGATAAAATGTTCTACGTCTGCACCGGCCCAGCGATAAATAGCTTGGTCGTCGTCTCCCGCGCAATAGATGCGGTCGGAATGCTTTTCTAAAACGTGCGCTACGTCCCACTGCAAAGGTGATAGGTCTTGCGCTTCGTCAATAAAAGTAATTGCTAGTCGTGGACAGAATTGTGCGCCGTCTCGTACAAACACGTCCAGCATGTCGGTAAAATCGTACAGATCAAACCGGTTCTTATATTTAGTCATGCAGTCTGACACATACTTCACCGTGGACCACGGGTCGTCTAATCCGCTTTCGTCATACTGTTGGCGAAGATCAACTTTGCGGAGCCTAGCTAAATTCAACAGGCTGATTATTGGGTTGTTGTTTTTGTTTAGGTCGAAAGTTTCTTCCCCGCCAAGGCCGTTTCTATTGCCGACAAGGTCATATCCGATTTCATGCCCCAACTCTTTATAATGCTCCGGCTGCATAACTTGTTCGGGCCGAATGCCCGACAGCTTTAACGCAAAACTATGCAGCGTTCTAAACCACGGCAACTGAACAGGCTCGAAGTTAAACCTAGTACAAGCGCGTTCAATGGCTTCGTTAGCCGCCTGTTTGGTAAAAGCAAAGTAGCCGATATGCGCGGGGTCTACACCACGAGACAGAGCCTCATCCACTTTGTTAAGAAGCGCGGTGGTTTTCCCCGTTCCGGGCGGACCGTAAATGCGAAATATCTTGTTGTCCATTTTCTTCCAGCCTTTTACAAATTTCTTCTACAGTTTTTTTACCCATGTTTGGGATCCGGCACATTAATCTGTGGTGGCTCATGTGCTCTACAAAATCGTCAGGGCTAAATTGCAATAGGTTTTCGTTATAAAGGCAATTGTAAGTGCGTCGGCTCCACCAGATATCTTTCATTGTTCTAGGCGGAGAGGGCCGTGATGCGCGGGCTGCTTCCCACAAAGCTTTCTTATCTATCTTTGCTACAATCTGCCTGACACGCTCGCGCGTGATACCATATTCATCTGCCACAGATTGCAGGGTACGTTTTTCTACCACACGCTTGTGGTAAACTTCTTCATTACGCGCCGTGTTCTTCATCGGTAATATCCTCTATGCTGCCCATTAGCTTTACAAAAATAGGGGTTTCGTCGCCAACCCAAGCGTCTACGACATTGAAGTACATAAACTCCACTGCTTCGTCGAACTCCATGCGGTCCCGTTCGCATAGGACCGCGACACATCTATCAAAGTCGTAGGCGATTATATCCGGCTGGCCGCTTCTGCTTGCCACACCAATAAACGCATCATTAAAACCATCTGCTTTTAACATTAAAAAGGTGCCTCCGATTGTCCCCCGCCAAAGCTGGGTGTTGCAAATTCAATTTCCGCTGTGTCGAAAGAAGGTATTTGCCAGACTCTAACGGGTCTGCCTTTAATTTTAATCACCCTACTTTCTCCGCCACGATCCCGTAGACGTTGAGCTATCTTATGAGCCTTGTACTCAAAGAACTTGTTACGCTTTAGGAAGTTTTCAAAATCTTTTAGCCGGAACAACGTGATCCCTGCTTCATCATCTGTCCAAGGACGCTTGAGCAATATTTCTTCTTTATCGTTCGCTTTTTGTAGATGGACGCAAAACTCTTCTAAGTAATCGTAGAACTGGCCGCTAATGCTGGCGTCTTCTGCAACCTCTATGATGGCGCTTTCGTTGTCGCTCATCTCCGACAAAAGACCGCCAATGCGCCCTTCCCATACAGGCTTGGCTACACTGCGCGGCATAAAGTTTAGCTGCTCCATACAAGCCTTCTGAAATACGGGCTGACTCATTAGAGCTTCGGTATCTAACTCTAACGGCTCTCCGTTTACGTCCAAGAACCACACGGGCGGGTTGGAATTATACTTACGCAAATTAGCTATAGAAGCGCCAAGGGCCGCGGCCCCGATGCCGTGTTTTCTGGTCTGGCAAAGCTCTTTATTACAATGTGAACTAATCGGCGCATCCGCACATTTATAAGCATAGTCCTTTCGGTCTAGCTGCTTTGCTACAATATTAACCTCGCTCAACGGTAACGGCGGGTCTAAATACGTCATGTTATAGGTGAGTAATTCTGACTCGTAACTGTCGGGGTATGCCTTCTTTAGGTATACGCCCAGATTAAAAAGACCGTTGTTACGCCCACCTTCAGATATCTTGCTCTTAGCCAAAATCTGCAAGCAGGGCGGCCCGTCTTTTATCGGAGTGCTCTCCTGTTGCTCGTCTAGCTGAAGTGTTATTATCTGTTCGGTTGTTTGCTTATACGTTTCATATAAATCAAAAAATTCCTGCAACGTAGCGGATGTACCGTCGTCTTTAATTGCGTAGCGCAGGCCGTCTTCAGCATCATAATATGGAAGGTTTAAGAAGTTACCAACGTCCCCGCGGTCTAGATTAAGTTTTACCTGCTTTGGGAATATCTCACTGCCGCCATAACCCAGTGCCGCCGATATATTCTGCAACGTAGCCTGCATATCCTTTGCGTCTACAGGAGCCGTGGTAAACAAAAAACAATGCGCCCCGCCGGATTTTGATCGGCACACAACAAGAGGCAGCTTGAGCTTCCGTATTTTCTCCACAAGAAGCTTGTGGTCCAGCGGGTACTGATCAACGTCCACGCACCCCCAAACACACATGTTATCTTCGTTAATAGGTACAATTCCTATACCCTGTCCTTTGCCGGAAAGGTGACCTTCCCATAGAGCCGTGGTCCGCGGTTCGCGCACAATGGTGGCTTTACCGGTGTTCTTTCCGTTAGACTGCGTCTTTTCAATTTTATATGTGCCATAGGCTAACGCTAACCCATCAAATATGGCAGAAAACTTTTCTACAGACATGATGCCCCCAAAAGCAAGGAAGGGGCGACGCTATAACGCCACCCCAACTGTTTAGAACGGTACGTCGTCAGAGCTTCCGGCTCCGCCCGCGGTTTCGTCCTGATGCTTTACAACAACTTCGCCGTCAGTGATGCTCTTGGCAAAGTCCTTTGCACGGTTGTAGATCGACATGTCCTGAACAGGTCCAATGCGGCTTACTTCCCAGCCGTGCCAGCTACCCTTGCTATTTTCTTCCAAGGTCGTCTTCAAGTTGTAGACGTGGCTAAAACGTGGCGGCGTAAACGGCCCGTTCTTGCCCTGCATGGTCAACGAAGAAATCATGCTGTTCCATTTTCTGGACTTCTTGAGTTGCGTTGACTTCATTGCGATTAGCGCAGTTTCGGCGGCCCCGTCCTCATGTAGCACGATAACGTAGTGCTGATGAGTTTCTTCAATGTACTGACCCGATCCGTCTTGGACGTATTCACGATGATCCGTTGCATCGCGTTTGGTTTTCGGCATTGCCTCTCCCGGAGAGTATACCGCCACAGGAGCCCCTGTCCCCTCGCCCAACGGTGCCCATTGGATGAACCGTCGCTGGTAGGCTACCGGAATTACTTTTAATCCGTCCTTGCCCCTCGACACCTGCCCAGAGACAGTGTTGAAGATATCGCCTTTACGGGCTTCCTCTAAGGTGTCTAGCTCCTTACTCATGCCGCCCAGAATCTTCAAGAACGGTAGTGCAAGATCGTCTTGGCCCATGTTCTCCAATCCGACACCAGCGTCATCTTCAAACATTGTTGGGTCAAACTGGATAATTTCAGCAGATTTCTTTTCGGCTACTTCGTTTTTCTTTTCAGCCATTTTATTTGCTCCTCTTAATAATAGCTCGTTGTCCGACATAGGCTCCGAATAACTCCATTGGGAAGTCGTCACCATTTTCAATACGTTCCTTGACAAAGGCACGAAGCGTCGTGTGGTGGATACCCGTGTTTTGCTCCGCAAAGAAACCTTCTTTTTCGGCAAAGGACTTGAAAGCCGACGCTTTGTCGTCTTCCCCTCGGCCAAACGTACACGCAACCGTATTTTTAATGATGTCGTCATACCCGTTCTCCCGAAGCCACTCGTAAGCCGCCGGTCTGTTGTCCACAAGGATGTTAGCTCCATACTGCGGCTTGATGGTAACCTCTGAGCCATCATCAAGTTTCATGCTAGTCAAACCAATTTCGGCTAGCATTGTTGGCAAATCCTCATCCGTCAATTTCATCAAGGCGCGTTTTTCGTTCTTGAGCTTTTGCTCAAGTTCGTTAACCTCTGCCTCTTTGTCACGGATTGCTCTCGCCATTCCAGCAACTGTAGTTAAGTCGCCTTGGTCCAGTTTTTCAACTGAGGTAGCCATCTTCTCTTCAAAGTCAGCTTCCATTTGGTCAAATATATTGCTCATCGCAATCTCCTTTTAAAGACTCGTTTCCGGTCTTGACATTGTCATATATATGCTTATATTATCTCAGTGTCAAGGAGAAAAAACATGCGGGAATATAAATTTAAAACTGAGCCTTTTGATCACCAGCGTCGCGCCTTACAAGATTCGTGGGCCGCGGACTATTATGCGCTGTTCATGGAGATGGGAACAGGTAAGTCCAAAGTGGCTATCGACACTATGGGTGTCTTATATAAAGCCAAGAAGGTGGGTGCGGCATTGATACTAGCGCCTAAAGGGGTGTATGACAACTGGGTACAAGGAGAAATACCTACGCACTTGCCGGACGACATAAAGCGGAGCATTGTGCGTTGGTCTCCATCAACGTCTAAAAAATTCCAAGAAGAAATGAAAGAGTTGGTGTACGAGCCTTTTGTTGGGCTAAAAATATTTGTAATGAATATCGAAGCTCTTTCTACGCCGCGGGGCACAAAAGCTGCGTATGCTTTTCTTTGTAAAAACCCGGCTAACATAATGATTGTGGATGAGAGCACGACGATTAAAAATCGCAAGGCCAATCGTACAAAGAATGTGATGATGCTGTCTAAAGAGGCATTATATAAGCGTATCTTGACGGGGTCTCCTATCACTAAATCCCCAATGGATTTGTTCAGCCAGTGTGCGTTCTTGTCGGCAAACGCTTTAGGTTTTAACAGCTACTATTCTTTTCAAAACCGTTATGCTCTGGTGCAAAAAAGAAGTATGGGGTCCCGCGCTTTTCAAGAAATTGTAGGCTATAGAAGGCTTGATGAGCTTAACCTAAAGCTGGACTTGTTTAGCAACCGTGTTCTGAAAGAGCACTGCCTTGACCTTCCAGACAAGATGTATATCCGGCGTGATGTTGAACTAACTGAAGAGCAAACACGTGTTTATAAACAGATGAAAAAACTGGCGTTAGCCGAACTAGAAATTGGGAAACTTGCCACTACGACCAGTGTTTTGACGCAGATTATGCGCCTTCAACAGATATGTTGCGGTTTTTTGCAGCCCGACGAAGGGGAAATACAGGCGCTGGATAACAACCGGCTGAAGGAATTGTTAGAGATAACAGATGAGTTACAGGGAAAAGCTATCATTTGGGCGTCGTATACACACGACATTCAACAGATATCTCAGGCCCTGCGCGACCGCTTTGGGCCCGAAGCGGTCGCAACCTATTACGGAGCTACACCGCAAGATGATCGGCAGGAGATTGTCAACAAGTTTCAGGACAAAGACAGCCCGCTTCGTTTCTTTGTCGGTCAACCGCGGACAGGGGGCTACGGGATCACCCTGACCGCGGCTAACACAATGATATATTATAGCAACAGCTATGATTTGGAAATACGCCTACAGTCGGAAGACAGGGCGCACCGTATTGGTCAGAAAAATAAAGTCACTTATATTGATCTTGTGTCACCGGGAACCATTGACGAAAAAATACTAGAAGCGCTGCGCGGTAAGATTGACTTAGCCGGTAAAGTGCTTGGAGAGGAGGTTAGGGCGTGGCTGGTTTAGCGCCGTCTGGGATAAGGGAACACGCTTCCAATGCCTTGATTTACAGCACCACCTTGAGCGAACTCTATAGTCCCGATTAAACCCGGCGCGTTCCCCACCATACCCGGCGCAACATTAAACCCACCTATGTTAACACCCAGTGGATTGCTAATATCAGTAGCTTGTGCCGTAACATCTTGAGTGTTTGTTGGAGAACTTGTATTTACCCCTGCTGTCGTATTATTAAACCCGGAAAGACCAGACAGTCCCGATAACCCCGATACGTTTTGTTCGGTCGAAGAAGTAGGCCCATAACTAGCTAATTGTGCCGCAGAAGGTGGAGCGGCAGAAGGTGGAGCGGCAGCAGGTGGACTATTAAAAAGACCGGCAGCTACTTTATTTTGAAAATCTTGTATTTCTGCTTTTGAGGCCATTGATTGCTGCGCGGCAGTGTTCACTTGACCCAACACTTCTGCCTTATCTGGAGGAGACTCTTCCGCACTTTTACTTCCGCCGCCGGACCCACCGTCACCACCAAAACAGCCAAACTTAATTTCAAACTCGTTTTTGCCCTCATAAATGTCATTGAGGCCGTCATACCAACGCTTTTTATACACAGCTATGTCTCCGTCCTACGATGTCTTCCTGTACGCCAGTAGCGTACCCTTTTTTCTTACCATTCATCTGACGCAAAAACGTCGCTCCATCGTATGGATAGACTTCAATGTAACGGCCCGTCAGTTCCTGTTGTGCAAATCTACCTATTTTAAGAGCGTTCTGATACGGCGCTATGAAGTCTATGACATAGAGCTTACCATGACGCGGTCCGTAAAACCAGTCTTCTGGCTGCAACTTACGTGTGCCGTTTTCATAACCCTCTGAGGCTTCTTCCGTCAAAAAAGCATGGGAGAATAGGCCCGTGGGCCGCGGATAGATTGCCGTCTTAGATGTCAGCTTGTCTTCGTACACGACCGTCATCTTCTTTGCTTCGATGGCGGGCAGTACCAGCCGCTCCAGATCGTGGACGTACCAGTCTCTGTGCAGATCGGATTTAAGCATTAGGGCTATTACGTCGTCGATCATCCCATGAGGCTCCCGATACCCTGCTGACGGATCATGCTAGATGCAATGTCACCGGGGAACAGGGCGGCATAACGGCTCCTGTCCACAGGCCCGCTAGCCACGGGAGGAGGCGCAGGGGGTTGTGGTTGGACAGGAGCAGCCGACGCCATAGCGGTTGTGGGTTGTGCCGCAGGCGTCGGAACTGGTTGCGGTGCAGGCATAGCTGTTGGTGCGACAGAGCTTACCGGACCTACCGGTGGTTGTTCAGTTGTCCCTGCTCCGGATTCTTCAATTTCTCCAGAAATTGCCCGTTCTGCATATGGCGCTCTTCTGGATATAAAGTTTAAGCCACCGCCAACAAGGAGCTCGTTTATTTTGTTTGTGGCGCTTTTTTGCTGGGCTGACGTGCGTTGCTCCATCAACATCAAAGCTAAAGCTCTAGGATTATTTAGTATTTCGGTCATGGCTCTGATACGAGCCGCTTCTGGCATTCTAAATAAAAGATTTTGAGCTTGTTGCGAACCTTCTCGCGCGGCAACCATGCCGCCGCCAATGCCGCCGCCAATATCAATGTTAAATTTTTTGAGTATCTTGTTAAATTGATTTTGAGCACCTTGACCAAGAGTTGCACCAATCATTCTGGTTTGAAACATCTTGGCCCCCGTTGGTTTGTCGAATATTACATCTTCAACATCACCACGAGCAAACGCATCTTCCACGTTAATCATTTCTTTCAGAGCTTTTTGAATAGAGCTTAAATGTTCTTTTGTCATAAGTTCGTTATCTAGCAAAAAGGTAGATAACTTCATGTTATCTCCCGGCCTAGATCCCTTTACCGTAGAAAACAACACGTCGTACATTGTTTTTGGGTCAAATTTAAGACCAGTATTTCCCGATAGCGTAGTTGCGTGATCTAAAATGGCAATTCGCAGCCCTTCGGCTATCTGCTGTGGGCTAAACACATCCCCTGTTTCAGGATTTATAACATTTGGTGTCCTAGTTAGAGACAAAAGCTCATCCATAGCGGCTTTTGGCTTACCGCTGTTTAAAGCTGTAGTGACGGCCTTTGTTGGGCTTTCGTTTAGTAACACCGCTTGAAAAGCTTTAGTTTCAGGGGTCGGTTTCAGGGCTTTTAAATCTCTACCCAACTGATCAAACATATCCTGCGCTTTTTGTGCGCTAGCTAAATCTGTAGCAAGCTGTGGAAAAACACGAAAAACCTCCTGTGTGTTAGGTTGTTTTTTGTAATTGGCTAATTTAGTTGGGTTTACCTGCATCGTTCTAATAGGTTTATTTGTTACAGGGTCGATAACTTCTTTGATATCAACAACCTGCTTCATAGCATCGCGAACCACGTTTTCTAAAGACTCGTGAATAGTTAAAACGGTGTCCCCGGCCCCTTCTAAATTTTGCCTAAGAGCAAAGTTTCCTATTTCTTGGATTTCCACAAGCCTTTGATACTCGGGCATACTTCCTGCACCTTTTATTTTATCTATAAGAGCACCCACAGACAGACGCCGGTCGCCTCTTTTGGTCGTTTGTTGCAAGTCCCCAAGGAAGCTTCGGAGAAAAACATCTTTTTGAGCTTTAGTGTATGCTCTAGCCACATTGTAAGCTTCGTTAGAAAAATTTGGATTGTTTACCAAGTCGTCTAAGATAGAGTCGGCAAAAAAGTCCACATTTTTTGCGGTCTGTATTTTACCGTTTTGTCTTAACTCCCGAGCAGTTTCCAATGCAATGGATCTCATTTCAACTAATCGGCCCGTTGTAACAGGAAACTCTACCTCCGGACCGCTTACGTTTTCAGAAAGCCGCTCTAAAGCTTTCATGTAATTGCCGTGATCACTTCCGGGTTCTATTTTTTGGGGGAAAACAGCATTTGCTGTTCTTTCCGCGGCATCTCTTATTTCACGAAGCCGCTCTGGGCCACTTAAATCACTTATTCTAGTCTTTAGCTCATCAAATCTTTCTTGAAAAAAGTCGGTTAATTCCGGAGCATCCGCGTCTTGTTTATAATAATTACGAATAGCGTCATAATCTGCTTTCATGCCGCGACCCATAGAGTTCCAAAAACGGTCTTCCGCTGCCTGAGACTTAAACTTTAAGCCGCCTTTCATGTTATCTTGGTCAAAAATAGACAAGAGGTTAGGTTTATTTATTTCTTGCCCGTCTCGTGAAAAGAACTGTCTTATCTCGACATCTCCATCAACATTGTTCCAAAGGCGTTGCGCCCGCTCCCCAGACACTTTAAACTGATTTTGTATTATGTCGTAAACTCTTTCGGCCAGCCGCATACTGTCCGTATCTACGGTAGGATCCCCTTTTGTTACTTGTTTAACCGCCTTGTTTAAATTAGATATTGCGGCGTTTAAGTTGTCGGTAATATTTACATTGAATAAGTTTTCTTGTAGAGCCGCCGCCAAAGACAAAGCCTCCGTGCTACCATCTCTACGAGCTTCTTCAATAACTCGTTTCGCGCCCTGCATATACGCTTCTCGACCTTTTTTGCTGGATACTGATAGCTCGTTACCTGCGCGTTCTAATTCCTGTTCAATCCTGTTTACAACCCTTGAAAAAGGATTATTTTTTGCGGCAAGTTGAGCACTAATCACGCCAAACTCAGTAGCAAACTCGGGCCCCACATCCGATTTTTTAATAGCTTCTTTTGAAAAATCACGTAAGGGTTGGCCCGTTTCATCAACAAGGCTGTCTCCAAGAGCTCTAATCAGTAATTCAAATTGCTGATCATTTAATTCAGGTAGTTCTGCGAATCCGGGTTTATTGGGGGCCTCCATAAGCGCGTCATATATTCTGGAACCCGCAATGTTTAATATCTTCGCGTCAAATTCCTCTCTGGCTTGTCCAGTCAAATACTTACGAGCTACCCTGATTGGACCTAAAAGTAGTTGAGGAGCATATTTTATACCGGCCTGTACAGAAAAAGGAACTGCACCGGCACCTGCAAACTCAAAACCAAACCTAACTAAATCGTCTCCCGGATACATTTCTTCTGCGACATAGGCCGCGGTGCCCGCTCCCCCCGCGGCAAGCGTTTCTAGGGTAGCATAAGTTGGAAATCTAGTTCGACCAAACTCCCCAAACTTAGTAACCCCCTCATCAATAGAGGCTAGCGCTCTGGCACCTAACGGTCCTTTCGTGGAATCCGTTGTTACTTTTCCCAAAAGCCCTCTTCTTGGGCCAAGTTTTCCGGCGTCTATAGCTTTTTGTAACGATTTAGGAGAAAGGACTTCTTTACCTATCTGTTGTGTCAAAGACTGAGCCACAGGAGAAGACGATGCGGTCCCTTTGGCAGTTCTTTGAAAATTATCTAGGAAACGAAGCGCTCCCGTAGCGCCTGCCTTTCTTGGTAAAAGCGAAGGAGTCGCCAACATAGATATACCATATGTCCCTGTTTCTGCCGCATTGTAGTACGGCTGTAAAGAAGGTACTAGAGGGGCGGCCTCGCCAAAAAAATTTTCCGCTAATTGATCCCCGGCTTCGTCTCCCATTATGGCCCCGAACACGGTCCCCGCCAAAATGGCCCCGCCTTTTAAAACCAAAGCAGGAGGTCCTGCGGGAGGAATAGGGGCGGTCAACGCAGCCGCGGTTTTTCCACCGGCAATTGCACCAGTAAGCATACCACCGGCACGAGGCGCTGTTCTCTTAACACCTTCAAAGAAAGCGGCCATTTCAGGAACGCTTTCGCCCGCAAAATCTTGAACATTGGTAAAAATGCTTAAAATCTGCTCATCGTTTAAACCTTTTCCGGGCCTATATCCGGGCACTAATTGTTTCCCGTATCTTTCTAGCCAAGGCGCTGTGCCGTCAACTAATGACTCATAATCATATTCGGCACCCTCTGGAGCAGAGCCTTGCTGGAGATCAACAATAGCCGCCGTCATGTTCGGAAGACCGTATGTGTTTAGGTCTTCTTTAAACTGTTCCGGTGTAAAATTGTATGAAGGCGGAATAGGAACAGGGTCGATAATAATCCGCGGGGTTCCTTCAGCAGTGACTGTAACCGCATCTTCCGCAGGAGTAGCAAAAGTAACGTCTTCCATGTTTGTTGCTCCTAAAACGTTGCCTTATATGCGTTTCTTGCTGCGGCTCTTTGTCGATCGTTTAAACCCAAGCTCTGAGTTTCAAGCGCCTTTGCATAAATGTTCTTAAAGCCTTGAACCTCAGCAATCAAACCTTTAATGTTGTTAGCCGACTTCCTAGCAGACTCTACACTCTTCGGGTATCTGCGCCCGTCTCCACCATACTCCGGAACAATCTCCGCCAGATTCTGTAATTGTCTAGCTAGACCTTTTTCCAAAGCTGATAGCTTTGCATAAATACGTTCATCTGTTTTAAACGAGCTACCCCGAAGATCATTTGTTTCTGTAGACAGATCCTCTTGTACAAATTTAAGCACCCTGTCTTCAGACAAGTTTGTCATTTCTAGTAACAACCGGTTACGAAGCGTATCTAAATCAGCGTCTGCTTGTGATAACTCCTTACCACGAGCACTTAATCCACGACCGAAACCTATCTCTCGACCCGTCTCGGCAAAGTAATTAGCAATCCGCTGTAACCCGCTAGGTAGGCCAGTGGCTACCTCATAGCGAATATTGTTGTCTACAATAGTTGTAGGAATTTGGGACCAGCTATCAGACTCTAGATTTAACGCACCGGTATCTGCATCGAACAAAGAGGTGTTAAACTGTAAACTGTTTAATCTTTGCCTCATTGTTTCTGGTGAAGTTAGAACTGTAGCAATAGCAGGAAGGCTTAAATTACCTTCTCGTTCTGCACGGCGTTTGATAGCATCCTGTGCAGATTGTACTAAGGTGCCCCCCGGCTTAGTTACTATAGCACCTGTTTCTGGGTCTACGGACTCTTGCGTTTGCGTGAACTGGTTTATAGCTTGTTCTAAAATATTGCTTTCGGCTTGGTTAGTTTTTCCATCGGCATATCGTTGAAGTAAAGCTTCGTCGCTTACAAGTCTTAATATAGATCCTTCGGTCCCTTTACCAAAGATATCCAGACCTGCCGCGGCCTCCTTAATCTTTACTTCTCTTTCCTGTAGCTCGATCTTTTTCTGTTCAGCCACTTGTTTGTTTGCTTCGATAGCCGCACGTTGCGTCATATCTGCTTCTTTTAGCTCTTGATCGTACATAGCGATAGATTGATCAAGAGACTTCATCTGAACGTCAATGTTTTTCATCTCACGAGCTAGATTTTGACTGTTTTCTTGAAGTGCTAAAGCCTGAAGGTGTTTTTTGTCTAAGGACGCAATCTCGTTCATGCTCTTTAAACCAATTTCTTCTATCGCCTGCTCACCCTTTAAAAGCTGGAGACCTATGGCGTTTTGATTTTCTAGTTGTTTACGAAGTCTTATGGCCTCTTTTGACTGATCTCCTTCCAGCCTTTTTATAGCCTCTGAGGCTAACTGTTGGTCATCTTGAAGAGAGGCTTTCCAGTTGGCTTGACTTTCAGCCAGTTCCATATCACCAGTCTGTTTTAGCATAATCTCGTTTATTCTATAACCGGCTTCAAGCGCGGCTTTTCTTTCCGCTGCCGCAGCCGTTGACTCAGCCGCCAAACCTGTTTCGGCAGCACCCAGCGCAGACAGCTTCATCTGCTGCTCTGCGGCGGTGACGGCTTTCTTGGCATCAAGCTGCTGTTGAGCTCTTGCTCCAATAGTTGGCAGCAGCTTAGTTTCCGTCACGGCCGCCGCCAGACGCTCTGCTGGGCTCAGCTTACGGCCCGCTTGAATTTCCGCCTGAGTAGGGTTTGCATAAGCAAGGGCTGCGCCCGCAATGTCAAACATCATTTGCGCTTGAGTTAGGTTTTTCTGCTCTTCAAGAGAGGCGCTTTGATCACCCAAAATAGACGTATACAAAGGCATCTTCTGTTCATACAGTTCGCCAAGACGCCCCGCTGCTGCAATAGGATCGCCACCAGTCTGCATCATTATGACTGGCTGGTTGTCTCCGCGGCGGACCAGCCCGCCTTGATTAAAATTTACGGGCGGGGGCCCTCCCATCATTGCGGGGTCCATCATAGGGCCGGGGGCCGCGGGCGGTGCCGCCATCATTTCGGGCGGTGGTGGAGGAGCCACAGTAGACATGATGCCTTGCGCCATCGCTCCATCAATAGGCGCGGTCATTTCTTCGGCAGCCAAGCCACCAATACCTTGGTCCACGGCGTTCATCATAATAGCAGGCTGAACAAGCGTCAAAACAGACTCGGGCGTCTGCTGAGCATCTTCAGGGCCAACAATTTCAGCAAGCTCCGCATACCGGGCTTCCATAGGGGCGTCGTCGCCGCGCATTGAATTAATTACTGTCTCGTAATCTTCGGCTTCATCTATGTTTTCAAGATTAGCTTGGGCTTGACCTAACAAACCTTCTAAAACTTGTGGGTCCATAGCCTGACCTTCAGGCATAGCCGGTGGCGGGGCCATACCCTGACCTTCAGGCATCATGCCTGCAATACCGCCCTCTTGCATGAACTTAACGCCACGACCCATCAAGATATCGGCCTGCGTAATGTCGCCGTCGTTGTTTAAATCAGGGAATCCCGCAGCCCCACCTTTTGCAAACATCTGTCTTTGCATTATGTCTCTGCTCATCATCCGAATAACCCCGCTTTATTTGCGCCTGCTGCTGCTGATAATCCTGCTATGCCTAGACCCATAAACTGCTGGGCCGGTGATACGTTGGGTGTGGTCGAAGTAGCAATTGTTTGTTGCGTTGACGGCGCACCCTTATAAATGTCTGACAGGTACGATAACCTGTTATACGGCTCATATAGCTGAGCCATGTCGCTCTGACGTTTAGCTTCCAAAACGGCTTGCTGCTGACCCTGCTGCTGTTTACCAAGCTCGTACTGAGTCTGGATATCTTTAAGGCCCGTATTCTGAGACAACTCACCAAGACTAGCTTGGCGTAAACCTAATGTACCTAGAGACTCCCCGCTTTGCAAGCCAAGTTGCCCCAAAGCTTGCCCGGTCTGAAGGCCAAACTGACCATACTGAAGACCTAAATCCCCCAGCTGACCCGCCATACCAGCCTCTGCCTGCTTGCCTTGTAAACCTAGCTGACCGCCTGCTTGTGCACCTGAAAGGCCCAGTTGCGCTTGGGACTGACCCAGTTGTCCACCCTGTTGAGCAAGTTGCCCCGCTAATTGCTCTGTAGAAATGCCAAGCTGCGCGGCCTGTTGTGCCAAAGCCGCCTGCTGCTGAGCGCCAGTAAGGCCCAACTCAGCCCCTTGACCAGCGAATTGACCAGCCGCCTGCTGAGCAGAAAGACCAAGCTGTCCAGTTTGTAAACCAGTTTGTGCCGCAAGCTGCTCCGCAGCAAGTCCTAATTGACCAGCCGCCTGACCGGCTCCCACACCAAGCTGCGCTTGAGACTGACCGAGTGCCCCAGATTGCTGAGCCGCTTGAAGCGCGGACCCCGCTCCAGCCTGACCAAGCTGTCCGGTAAGACCGGCAGACTCAAGCTGTCGAGAACGAGCCTGTTCAAACGCCTGTTGCGCTTGAGTCGCCGCACTCTGATAACCCTGCGCCCTCATTTGAGCCGCCGTGCGTCCCTGCTGTTCAAGCTGAGCCCTAGCCGTTTCCGCAGCTTGAACCCCGGCCCGTGAGCCGCCAAACGCGCCCGCACCTACCGCCTGAGCCGCTTGAGCCTGCTGCTGAATTTGCCCTTGACGCGCAATATCTTGTAAAGCCTGTTGAACCGCCGCATCTTCATAAGGACTCATATATTGAGAGATTGTACTTGGATCGAATTGAGCCGCGCCACCAGCTAACCCAGCAATACCCTGTTGTGCTGCGCCCACACCCATCTGACCTGCGGCCTGAGACTGAAGGATAGCGTCCTGCGTTCCGGGGGCCGCGGCTCCCGCTGCGCCTAGAATTTGCTGACCAGCTTGTCCTGTAATTCCTCTAGCACTCTGAATAGCCTGCTGCGCCTGTTGACCAGCCGTGCCCGCAGCCTGAAGACCTCCCGTACCAGCCGCTTGCATACCAGCCTGCCCGGTTTGTACTTGACCCGGAATAAGATCCGCCGCATTCAAAATACTGCCGATACCCTGTTGGGCTTGACCGCGGGCCGCGACAGATGCTGCATCCATGTCGGTAAGGGCCCCGCCGGTAGCGGCTTGTCCATACTGTAATGAGTCTTGAATACCCTGTTGCGCGGCACCAACTTCTCCGGGGACACCTGCCATAGATTGTAAAAGTGCGGCCTCAGAAGCCTGACGATAAGGGTCTGCGGTTTGCATGGCTCCCCTAATAAAAGGAGAAGCATCCCCATATACACCGCGTAGCTGTTGTTGGGCATCGCCCATGCTGTAGCCAGCTTCAGTCAAGAAAGGTTTATAACCGCCAATTCCGCCCGCTTGCCCCGCCGCTGTAAAAGCGTCAGTTTGCAGATCCGTGAACCCCGCAATTTGTTGCGGGGGCAGTTGAAGTTTTTGGCGTGTTTGCGTGTTTCCGTCAGCATCCGTGTACTCTTCCATTACAGGCTCACCTGTAACGGGATCAATTACGGGAACGCCTACCGGTTGGTCGGCGAGCCCTTTAGCATCTTGTAGCAGCCCTAATTTATAGGCTTCAATTTCGGGGGCTTCCCTTACAATTTGAGTTTCTGTAGCCATTACGCCATTGCCTTTCCTTTAGCCTCAAGACCCCGCATCATCTGATACATGTTATTGATGCCCTGCTGGTTGTTTCCGTTACCAAGCCCTTTAACAGCATCTGTCGTCATAACAAATTCTCCCGGCATAAGCATTGCGCGGACACTATCTTGTCCCGGAATGCCCTCATTAGGCATGATACCCCCTGTACGCCGCGGGAAGATCTCTCCGCCTTGTGCCGCACTTTGAACAGGCCTAACGCTAAAGTCCGGTCTAAAGAATGGGTTAGTGAAAACACCTTGGCCCGGAATAACTGTATAAGGCGACGCAACTTCTGTTGGGCCAGAAGAAGCATACGAGGCTAGGTTTTGTACGCGATACTTTTCCGGATTGGCCGCAATTAGTTCCGCCCCTGTTGGCGGAATGTCTACGGGATCTTCTTCTGGTGTGTCAAAGAAACCGCCAGCATAAGCTGCTGTGCCAGCTAATGCTAAAGAAGGACCGTAGGTCGCTAACATGCCGGGTGCCGCCGCGGCTGCCGCGGCTTTTCCTTGGGCTATTGCTTCTGCGGCTATTTTTGCGGGAGCGTCCACAAGAGCTCCTTTAAAGCCGTATTTAGTCAGTGTGTCTTGAATAGCTTTTTGCTCTGCGGCGGCTTGAGCGCCAGCAACAGCCTCGCTTGTCTGACCGCCACGAGTCAGAAGATCTCCCGCCTTTGTACTGTATTCACTAACGGTGTCCATGAAACTGGAAGGTGTCGTTTGAGTAGAAATATTTAGGCTAGAGGCGTCTGGTGTTGGAACCCCAGACGTAAACATAGCAGACTGATCACCTACACCCCCGGTGGACCCCATAGCCATTGGATCCGGGCCATAGGCAGAGGGAACCCCCGCCCCTTGAACTACGGGTCTAGGTTGTACTCCGTATAATTGATTTCTTGTAGCGGCATCTAAGTCTGTAGCTTGAGCTACAACGTCACCGGGAGAAGTTGCTGCGACAGGAGCTCCAAGAGCTTCGGGGGACATGGTCACGGCATCAAGACCCGCTTGACCAAACTGACCAGTCATAAGCTGCTTACCAGCGGTGGTTAAGTTAGAGAACTTAGCCGCATTTTTAATTCCGTCTAACGCGCCTTGGGTCATGCTAGTTCCCGCAGTTTTGGCAGCCATTGCGCCTTGAACACCCGATACTGCGCCACCGAGTGCGCCACCAATCAAGGCAGACTTAAAGGCATCTTTAAGATCACCGCCCTGTACCAACGTGCCGATGCCCGCTCCTAACGCACCCTGATATATAGCGCCCATGCCGGGGAATAAAGCGTTCAAAGCAAACGGTATAACAATCGGAGCAATTTTTTTGACAAGCTTAACAACAGACTTGCCAATTTTTTTAACGGCTCTAGTAACTTTCTTAAAAATCTTTTTAAGAAAAAACTCAGGCAAGCCCGTTTCCGGATTAAGCGAGTTTGCGCCAGAACCAACCACATACCGCTCAGGGTCTTTAACACCCATATCCCGTAAGTGGCTAAAAATCGAATCCCGTAATTCCGGGTTGTCTTCAATCAAAGCTTTTGGAACAACCAATTCACCGGTTTCGGCGTGAACAATGCGGTCATCTCCGTAACGACCATAAGAAGCCATTCTTGTGGCTACGTCTTGAAAATTAGCAATACCAGACCCGCCAAACTCCCGTTCAGCGTCTTTTCTGTTCATCTCCTCAAGCTCATTATCATTAAGATAAAAGTCGGCGATACCCCCGGCAGGAAATTCAAATACTTCTTCTTTTGATGCTGTTTGCGCCATTACCCTGCTCCGCCTGATAACCCTTGAGGCATTGTTACCGTAATCATTGTACTTCTTTTTTCACTTCCAGTCCACGGGTTACCGCAATTTGGGCAGTTACCGGTTGGATAGGACAAAACTTCCTCTGGGGTATCCACCTCGTTGTCGCAAGAAACACAGCTTACTACGTCTCTGCTCGTGGAAGGACGCCACTTAGAACCGTCCGCCATTGTAATAATTGTTTCGCTCATGGTGTCGATACCGTGACGCTTCCCACGGCCCCTATTGCTGCGGAACCTCTAGGATACGGTTTGTTAGCTACCGTAATCCGCAATTCGTCCCCGTGTTGAAAAATACCCCCCAAAGGAAGTTGATAATTGTCGGTCTGCAAATCGGGCAAAGTTAAGGCAGAAGCCTGCCACGGACCCGGATTGTTTACCTGCTGCAAAAAAACCGAAAACGCCCGAACAATCTCGGACATGTATCGCTGGTCGTACCCCTGCGGAGCAACTGGAAACTGCGGTTGAACTAGACCTCGGGACATTAGCGCCTACCATCTTGCCGTATATCCACTCTTGGTGAACCTAATCGCCACGCTACTCCCGTGTCCGTGGACTCTATCTTCATAGCAAAGGATCGGCCCCGAAGCCTCAAATGTACCTGTTCCGTGAACTGCTCAATAGGCACCGTAGAGCTCCTAGTTATAGCATTGGCACTGCTTTGTAGATACTGACCTCCGGGAAAATTTCTTGTCTCCAGTGTAAAATTAGCTGTCGGACTTGTCGAAACAGAAGATTCAAAAGTTAAATCGGGTATTAAACGGCGCATAAATACAAAGTGCTCGCCATCCCCAATGTCCATCTGACTGCTTTCAATATACGAAGTAATCGCAGTAGCAGGAGTTGTGCTACCGTCGTCCAAACCTTTTTCCTGCAAATACAAGTAGCCATCTTGACTTGCCGCAATTGGAAACTGATTAATGCCACGATCCAGCCACACCGAACGATCTAGTTCACCGTAATACCACACCTGCTCTTCATAATTGTAAATTACGTACCGGTTTATATCTTGTGAATTAGCGGACGGGTAAAACCACCAGATCTCAGAAAAGCTGCCGTTTGTGCCCGCGGTTACTTTTTCTGATTGCGTTTCGTTGAAATCATTAAATACATAAGAACGCACTGAGCACGGCAGCTTTTGAACCTGTCCGTTAAAAGCATAGAACTCTTCCCTGCCCATCCAAAACACAGCATCCTCTATAGCAACTGCCGCTAGCGGCCCCGCTATAGTTATGTTTTCCGAAAGTTGAGAAATGCCGAAAGTAAAAGGAGGACCTAAAAACTGCATCGCGTGAAGGGATACGTCTGTAAACACAAGAACTTGCTGACGTGTCTCTACCGCAGTTATAATTTGAGAGCCACTACCTACACGCAAATCACCTGCTGTGTTTGTAGCTTGCGCCGCCCAAGTTGTTGGATCACCTTGACTGGAAAACCTGATTAAGAGAGGGTCTTGAACCCCTATATTTGTTTCAGAGTCACACCCGAAAGCTATAATATGTCGGTCTCTATCTGAAACAATAACCTGCTTGGCAATAGTCGGAGTTGTAGAATCCGCACCAGCTAGGTCCGAAATAGCTACAGCACGAGCAATTGGAGACGAGCTAGTGCTTTTGTCCCAGTAAAAAATCCCGCCGTCACGAACATTTATAAGAAGATCCTCGCCAAAATTATCGTGGCTCCAAATACGAAGAACATCTCCTGTAACGGTAAGAGAAGAACCCGACCCCCATGTGCCGCGGCCCCACGTTCCCGCTCCCCAGCCCGTACCCAGAACGGTAGTGTCCAAACCTGTCGTGACTTGATAGGCCCCAACCGTGGAAGACCCCCCGTTTCCTGTATCCGACGAATTAGCGACAACCGGAGTTACCGTATATTGCCCGTCAACTGTTACTGAATCCAGAGAAGCTGCCGTTCGTGCTACAATGGTGTACTGGCTGTCGCTTATTATGGACGCTATCTGATACTCTTGGTTGAGAACACTTGCCGTAATAACCCCGCCAAGAGAGGTGGCACCACTAAAAGTAACAAAATCGTTTACAAAACACCCGTGATTGGTATCTGTTATAGTAAGTGTGCTAGACCCGTTTGTAGCGGCAAAAGTGACATCTCCTGACGCCGTGGTCTGCCTCAAAGGTGTGATGTCACTAAAAGCACCACCCTCTTCAAGGTAATACTTTAAATTAGTGCCCACTCCTAAATAGTTACTTCCGTCCAAAGAAACAAAAGCATGTAACGCACGACAAGTTCCAAGAAAACTGTTTGTCGAGGATTTTTTTTCCCAGCCACCAATTTTTTGAGGCAACCCATATTTAAAACGTACCTTATCGCAATCAAACCAACCCCCCTCATTTGTATAGGAGGTAGTTTCTCGGTTGACGCCGGGTCTAAATTGCAGCTTCGTTAAAGGCACAGAGGACTCCTTTATATGGCGTCAGGCCAGTCGTTGATAGGTGCGGGGCCGGTCGGCTCATCATCTGAATCAACAGGAATATCATACAAAGCCATAAACGCAGCAAGGTCACTTGCATTGCCGATTGATGTTTCGATTGCGGCACAGGCTGTACGCACGGCATCACGGTAGGTGGTTACTGAGCTTGGTATAGCTGTAGACTTCTCTGACTTTCTGGTAACGTACCAGTCGTAGGGTGCTAGTAACTCACCAGCCTGACGCTTTACTAACTCAATAGCGTTAGTCTTCAAACCCGGAGTAACAATCTGATTACCGTCAGCATCATTGATAGCGTTGCCATCCCTATCAACCTCGTTGATATCGTTTAGGGACTTTGGAATCAAAGTGCCATCGTCTTGTCTTCCCCAATAGAACCTGTTGTCGTAGGGTGCAGGGTCGTTTTCCCACACAAGACCGGCGGCAGTCTTGTCTGCGTCTGACCAAATCATCCAGTTCTTAGGGTGCGTGATACCGTCGGTGTCCGTCCACGCTTTGCCAGCGCGAATAATTGAACCATTATATTTCCAAGCCATGTTATTCTCCGTTATCTGGCGTTAGCGTATTTGAATGGGTTTTCGGCAAAGGCGAGGTGGATGTAGGTCAGGCCGTTACCATTCACCGTAGAGTTGTTGTATCTCATCTTGAATCCGTTGCTCAAAATGTCGATCTGATAGGCTACATTTGACGCTTCCGTGAACGGCTCGTCGGGGAACAGCGGGGTGGACATCTGGTTATATGTTTCCCGAGCTGTGTCCCAAATCCACCAATTAGACAGGCCGCTTGTTTGCTTCATCAGCACCCACCTCGGCCTAAACCCTGTGTAGATAAACGGCCCATTTGTGCTGCCGTTGCCTTTGTGGGAACCCACCTTGCTGTAGCCTTCAACTGAGTGGAACGCATAGCAGATGCGGTCATCTGATGTTCCTGAAGATAATCCATCACTAAATACAGTTGATGTTGGCAATGTAATTCCACTGCCAGACGCTCCGTTAGTGAGGTTTAGATACATATAATCTAACGAACCATCCACTACTGTGAAATAGGTCAACCAATTATCTGTGGTGTTAATCCTGCGCGAAATCCACAACTCTGGGGCTTTTGTTAAACCGTGACCAACAGTTCCACCTGCTGTGCCATCACCAGTCCATTTTATAATACTGAAGCCCGAATCTGGATTAGCGCTGACAGTTGATGTGTAATAGCCATCAGTGTTGCTAGATGCAGAGCCGCCAGCTTTCCAGTTCCACGATACATAGGTGTTAGTATTAAGATTTGTTGCACCTGTGCCAGTTACGTTGTCACCAACTATAAATCCATCTGAAGCAAACCCATTAGTTAGGTCAGTATTTGTTTGTTCACTATTAGCCAGACTACTAAATAGCTGCTTTGTTCCACCTCTTACACTATCAAATAAAATATGGTGGTTAGGCCCAGTCCTGTCTTTAATCCATACCCAATCAGGTTGAAACCCAACCCCGCTTATTGTGGTATCTTGCACACCGTTTCCAGTATACAACACCGTATTAAAATTCTCACCACTAAGTGAATCACCTAGTGGTCCTACAACAGGCTCTGGAAGATTTGCAGAACATAGCGCAAGGAAGCCTGACGGCACAGAATACTTGAAGTCACCCACGCCGTTAGCATCTGAGTTACCGCCAGCAGTTATTGCGCCAGAAAAGGTGCTGTCTTGACCGAAGTTGACATAGCTTAAAGAACCAGCACTGCTGCTATTGTTTAATATCCACGGTAAAAAATCTTCAGTTAGAATGCTAGATTCGGTAACTGTAAATTGAAGAGCATTGTTTTTATAAAATGCAATAGTTCCAGCCGATTCTGCATCAACCGCCATACCAATGATATCGTTCGCTGCAAAAGTCGCTCCAGCACTGCCTGTTGTTGTGCCAAACACACGCTTATTTCCGTATATGTCGTAAAATATTCCTTTGGTGTTCATATCGGATGTAGTGCCGCTGCCTGTGGTTATACCTAGAGACAAGCCGTTACCAACATTACTGGCTCTAATTTCCCAATACCACTTACCACCCTTACAGCTAAATGTTCCAGTAAGACCTGTGCCTGTACCAGTACCCATATTTGCTTTTAGGTTTCCGTCCTGCGTAACTGTATAGGTAAGATTTGTACTTGAAAGATAACTCCAAGTAGCAAAGTTATTGGTCGGGCTATCCGGCACATAATCGCTCGTTGAAATGTTGTTGGCAGTAAAGTTGTTGCCGTTACCGCTGCTGTCGTTGGTGTTGCCGTCAAACTCAAGATGGAAACCGTTAGTACCATATGAACCGCCGTAAGCTTTTGGAATCCATACGCCTGACTTAGTTTCGCCAAAGCTAGTAGGGTCTAGGGCGGTGCCGTCAATGGCGTTGACTTCGGCTAGGTAGCCATCCCAAAACAAACCGCCTGTTGTATATCTGCCTATATAATGAGTACAGGTGCTGTCAAAAAAAGCAACCCCATCATTCAAAGCAGGGTTTATGTTACTAAAAAAGTTCGTTATTCGCTCGCCATTTACATATAGACGCATACGGTCAGCTGCTGTTGCATTAGATGAATCCCAAACGGCAACAATATGATACCAAGCACTTACATCTCTATGAAGCGCAGTACTCCGTTTCCAATCGTAGTTTCCGTTTGACTGCTGTACATAAAAACCTAAACGCCCAGAAGAATCAAAGTAGACCGTACTATCGACACCCGTTTTAGTTGATGTAAATATGCGTTGTTCTGTACCTAAACGGGCTCTCTTTACCCATGCAGAAATTGTTGCTGTGGTAAGGCTGCCAGTAGAAGCTGCTGTGCGGTTTAGGTATGCGCTATCGTCAGCATTAAACCGCAACGACCCATCAATGCTGTAGTCGTAAAACCCACCACCTGCGTTATACATCCATTGGCTTGAACCGAAAGGACCACTCATGTTAATTTCCTATGCAAAAGCTAGTTGCGGTGCGCCAAGCAGAATACGACCTGATGCCGCAACAACATACGGCACAATGTCTGTAGTGCTTGCGGCAGTAGATAGCGTTAACCCTGCTGCACCCGCCGTTTCGTAGTCGGTTCCAAGAGACACAGTACGTCCGCCAGTTCCGTCTTGAATAAAAGTAATAAAGCCTGACTGACCAACCTGCTCAGTGCTTGGGTTGGCTAACGTCACGTTGCCGGTTAGCGTCAGCACAAAGTTTTGGTTAGCACCAAAGTCTAAAGTCACAGAACCGGTATTCGTTGTGTCGGTGTCTGTTGTGGCAATGGCTGTGCCTGTGACTGTTACGCCTGTGCTGGTGGTGGCGAGTTTGGCTGCGTTGTCGTAGTAAAGGTCAACACCAGCATCAGCAGTAGCGGAAAGTACACGCTCACCAGTGTATTTGTCTATAAACAAACGGTTTGAACGAATAAACAAGTCACCAGTACCTGCGTCATCAATAAAACTGTCAGTGCCATTGTGATAAATCTGCAAGTCAGACCCAGCACCAAACTTTGCCTTTACGTTGTCACTGAAAGACAAGTCACCGGATGTCTTCGTATCCGCTGCATCTGAACGAAGGAACTGTGTGCTATCTAGTGAGTCTAACGTCGCGGCGTTACCTCCGTCCGCAGACGTAATAAACCCACTGTTGTTGTTGAAGCCGGAAATATTGATATTCCCTTTGGTTAGCTTCTTTTGGTTTCCGCTTGAATCGACTACGGCAAAGAAGTCACCGTCGCCATCCGAAGTAGACGTGGTAAGTTCGTTTAGGTCTAGGGAAAGGGTGTGTGCAATCCCCTCACCCGAAGTAGCCCCCGTAGAGTCAATACCAGTACCGCCAGTAATAGTACCAACGTAATTTCCAGTAGTATCTGTTCCCAAAGCAACAGAGTTAGCCTGAATAGTAGCTGTTCCAGTCACGTTACCAGAACCATCAAAAGAGGCGGATGTCCATACCACATCGCCCGTCATTCCAATGGTGCGGCCTGTTGCAAGGGCGGTAGCCGTAGTAGCATTACCTGAAGTGTCTTGATTGCCTGAAGTATTTACACCGGGAAGGTTTATGTTAGCTGTACCATTAAAAGACACGCCACCTATAGTCCTTGCCGTCTCCAGCGCAGTGGCCGTGTCCGCGTTACCTGTTAAATCTCCAGTAAACACACCCGCAATTTGACCGGCACCCGTGATTGTGGGTGCCGTTAAAGTCTTGTTAGTTAGTGTTTGTGTGTCAGTTGTACCGACAAGTTCTTGGTCGCCTCCTGCGGGTAAAGTAAGAGTATTGGTTACCCCCGCCGAATGAGGCTGTGGTTGTACGGTCTGAGCATGAAGATTACTGGATTCACAGTAAAATTTTACCTGAGACCGTGTTCCTGTTCCTGTACGAATATCAACAAGACCGTCTGATATGGTAACACCGCCGCTAGAACCATCGCCGTCAAGATTAACTTTGCCTGAACCGTTAGGCAAAATATCAACATCCCCGTTGGTATCGGTGCTGGTAATAGCGTTTCCATCTAGGTTTATATTGTCTACATCCAGTGCGCCAGAAGTAACTTTAGTTGCAGTTAGATTTGCATTTACGTCAGTGACCGTGGCCCCCGTGCCACCGCCATTGAACTTTAAAAGTACATCCGCACCATTAGGAATTTCAAAATCATTAGAGGCGCTGTAGTTTCCTTGGAAAACAATTAGGCTACGAGAAGAAGACAAGCTGTTCCGCAAGTGTACAATCTTTTCGGCATCGTTTGGACCAAGCTGCACATATGCTGTTGCGCCTAGATCCGCACCGTCATTAAACTCAATAAAGCGATTGCGCCCGTCAGACAGTGCGCCGTTATTAATTAGCAGCGTGTTGGGTGAACCCGAAGTGCCCGCAGCAGCTAACGTGACCGTAGCAATTCCGTTTGTTGCTTGGTCAATAATGTCAAAATTTGTGTTAGTCGTGTCGCCCCATGTCCCAGATTGATCCCCGGTCCCCGGTTTTTCAATTCCGATATTAACTGTATATGTACTTGCCATTCGCTTAACCCTTCTAAGCTGCTATTTGATCCCAACCCGGTGTTTGTGATGGAGCAATAGAAGTATACTCCGGATTCTGGTTTGGCACAATAGTACCCCAGATCAGTACGGGGGTTGTGCTTCCAGTGGCTTCAACACCTATTGGGAAAACAGTGCAACCCAAATTAAAGTCAGAAATCGTTCCAACTTGCCCCGTGGCGCTAACACCATTAACGTCCACATCTACTTTAAGATCAACAGTTGCAGCACCAACACTTCCTGTCCCGGCTACACCCGTAACAGGAACATTCGCGTTCGCCGTTGTTGTGACAGACCCAACCGCTCCAGTAGCCTCTAGCCCCGTAACAGGAACCGCTTTACCTATGGCCGCCGTAGCCGTCCCTACTGACCCCGTAGCCGGTACGCCTGTTACAGAGACATCAACGGAAACACCCGCAGTGACGGAACCCACAGACGCCGTAGCCGCTAGCCCCGTGACGCTATTGACGGAGTCGGCAGTTACTCCTACAGACCCTACTGATCCGGTGCCTTCCAGCCCCGTAGCCGGTACAATAGAGGCCGCATCAATTGTTGCTGCGCCAACCTGTCCCGTAGCAGATAAGCCCGTCAAGGCTATGTTGGCCACTCCCGTTGTCGTTACAGAACCAACTGCGGCAGTCGCCGCTACTCCCGTAACAGGGACGGTTATTCCTATCCCCACGGTGGAGGACCCAACTGCGGCAGTCGCCGCTACTCCGGTAACAAAAACGCTTACGCTTTGCTGGACACCGGCTGTTCCTACTTCTCCAGTAGCCGCTACTCCCGTAACAGACACATTGGCTACTCCCGTAGGAGAAACCGTGCCAACATTACCCGTAGCTGCGACGCCGGTAACAGAAACATCGGCTACTCCCGTAGCAGAAACCGTGCCAACACTACCGGTAGCCTCTAGCCCCGTAACAGAAACATCGGCTACTCCCGTAGCAGAAACCGTGCCAACACTACCGGTAGCCTCTAGCCCCGTAACAACAGTGCCCGAACCTATGTTCACCGTTACGGAATCGACTTGCCCTGTAGCCGCTACGCCGGTAACGGAAACATTGGCTTTCGCATCCGCCGTTATAGATCCGACTTGCCCTGTAGCAGCGAGGCCCGTAACAGACACATTGGCTTCTGTTGTAATAGAGACTGTGCCAACATTTCCCGTAGCCGCTACGCCCGTAGCGGGAACATCGCTTGCCCCGGCTACCGTAACGGTGCCGACTTGGCCTGTCGCCGATACCCCAGTAACCGATACAGATAAAGGACTACCCCAAGCCCCTTCTGACCACGCTCCTCTTCCCCAACCCGCAATAAGTGCCATTTATGCCACCTAAATGTTTTAAGCTATGCGGATAATAGCGTTACTTGCGTCGGCGGTTGGAAACACAATTGTAAAATCCCCGGCAGTTGACGTTTTGTCACCACCAAAGTCTAAAACAACTACAGAGGGATCCCCTGAAGCAGTGTCATTATATATTAATGCACCACGAGCAGTAATTGTTGCGCTAGAAAAAGTTAAGTCTGAAAAATCCGTAAAGGCTGTAGTTCCAGAAGTGGTGGGATTGACGTTTGTCAAACCTGCGCCTCCGGCAGAATAACCTGTCCCAGATACTTCGTTACTGGCGGTGTATGCGGTGGTTGCCGCAGTAAAAGATGCACTGTTTGTGTAAAGCGCTAGTTTAAAACTATTGCCCCCAGATGCTAAAAAATTGTGCTTAGCTTCAAGTAACTCTTTCTTGAAGCTTGTGCACATAAAATTTCCCGAAAATGCCATGTCACAGTCTCCTTAATTGCTCAGCAAGTTCCTTGTAACCTGCTTTTGATAGGGTGTTGTATGTTGTAGTTCTATCACTTTTTATAGCTTCACGCATGTAAAAAGCTAAAACCTTGACGATGTGTTGTCTAAACGCATAAGCCTGATCGCGGATACCCGGATGGGAATCTTCCGATATTTGAATGATCTTATCAGCACAACGCTCTGCAACTTCTTCTGGCGTAAACCCGCGTTCATGCGTGGTTTCCACCAAAACTTTATAATCCGTAGGGATGTCTACTTCTAATGCTTTTATCATTGTTTGGGCCTAATTACCTTTCCTGTACGATATTCATCGGTTACCTCTTTAGTTTCCCCGAACATTTTTAAACCCATAATTGATTCACCAAACCGTTTTTCATACAAAGCCTGCATATCAGGCTCACCTTTCATAAAAATATACGCTTCCATTAAACTGCCGTAAAGCATAGCTAATTCGGCGTTTTCACTAAGCCAAGTAGTCCCAGTTCCCGCTCCCGCGGTCAAGCTTGCGGGACGATAAAAATAATGTAATTCAGCAGCATAGTTTGCATCAGGGGTAGGACCAAGAATGAAGTTATTTAAGTCAAAGACAGCATAGTACCTTGGACCCCCTACTGTAGTGGGATCCGGGTTAAACTGTTGAACATAATCAGCATCTTTAAAATCCAGAAAATTAGCGTCGTTATTTGCATCGGTATACGACAAGGAATACGGAGCTAAGAAATCAGTGGGGCAGGCTAAATACTTGTTAGACGCGGTTACCGACCCTGACACGTTTTTACGAAATAAACTAAGCTGAACATTCTTTAAAATTCTCTCTTCGGAATTTCTAATAAAAATAGGAATATTATTAACGAACGTAGTTTCGTCGTTTTCGGTGTAGTCTTGAATAGCCTGTTGAAGCTCTGTGTATGTAAAACTCATGTTGTCACCGTAACCATGCCAACTTGCCCAAAACCTTGCGGTGGCAGCAAATTAGGTGCCTCTACTGTTGGAATCCCTACATATACATCAAACGGCTCCACTATATCCGGCCGTGCGTCTTTTAAAGCCTCTGCATCAACAACTTTACGAAAAGGACCAAGCTGCGGATGTTTTGGCTCCCATTCGTCTTTTCCTACTAGCAAGCCGTTCCATTCTTTACGCATGTCTTTATACCGATACCGGAAACCGGATCGGTCTGAAATAGCGTAGGAATCTTTACCGCTTGCAAACTTTGCCATTACGTGGTCCTAAAATACTGGTATTGCGGCACTACGTTAAAGGACGAACGATCCCTGTCTTCTGTTGCGGCCCGTTCAAACTCTTCCTCATAAATAGCTTTCAAAAGCTGAACTCTGTTCGGTGCTCTTTTTACGGCTATGTAATAGGCTAAGCCCGCTGCCAAGCAAGGGTAAAACCGAAACGGCATATCCATCGTGTTGATAAAAGTGTCCGCGTCATCCATGCGAGTAAGGGCGTCATAGACCACAACATCTGTGCTATTTTCTGGAACAGGCCACAACTTTAACTCAGGCGTTACCTGACGGTCTAAGAAAAACTGGTTTGCTCTTCCTTCAGTAGTTTTGTTCGGAATAGACAAATACTCGTCTCGGCTAAGACGATCTAAAGAATAGTCAGTTCCGCTACGGCGCACAATTACCGATAAAACGTCGATAACATCGTTATTTAAAGCGTAATTTCCCGTTCCTTGTGTCAGAGCCTGTGTTCTTTGAACAATGGTCCATTGGTTTAGACCACGGTTTGCCCACTCAGCCAACATTAAATTGAGCGACCGCTTGGCAGACTTTAGGTCGTAACCTGTACGAACCTCAAGACCACAGCGCTCAAACGCCTCCTCAATGTAATCGGAAACGTCTAACTCAAAATCTGTGCTGCCGGATGTAGCCACCTTACTTCTTCTTTACCATACCGCCGCCGCGCATCTTCTTTACCATGCCACCACCGCGCATCTTCTTTACCATACCGCCGCCGCGCATCTTCTTGACTGCGCCGCCCTTTTTCATCATTTTACGTGGTTTCATCGCCATTTTTTAATCTCCTGTAAAGATCTGCTCTTTCCTGAAAAATTTCTTCAGCATTGTATTCTTCTAGATACTTATCATAATAACCTTTTTCCGCAAGTTTGTCTGCTGATTCCTGCACCTTGGATAAACGCTGCACGAAAATCATTGCATACTCATCGTCAATCACCTGCATAAAGCTTTGGTCGTCTATGAAATCATTGGCTTCATCATGCGGATGAAAGCCCATGACCCACATATCCCGGTCTATAAAGACCCCCATAGATATTGCTTCGTTTAACTCCCGTAAGTAATCGTGAAAAACGTCAGGATCCTCTGTAAAATTTAGGTCTACTATAATAACTAAATCTAAACTGTCTTCCCACTGAGATAAAGTGCTATACAAAACCTGCATATTATCGTCATATTTAAAAAGTAAAGCTACCTTTTCATCGGTCCAAGCTTTTTGTGCATAAGGGCACGGCGGAAGGTTGTTGTAAAAAGAATTAGGCTTACTAAGCGTGTGCTCCGTCCACGCAATTATTTCTGCACAGATTTGTTGCTCTTTTCCGGTGTTGAAAACAATCATATTCATGCTTGTGACACTGACCCTTTAGTGCGCTTTCTTCTGCCGTTTATAACCGCGCCACAACCTCTCGCGACAGCCGTACCGGGGATACTGCTGCCACGAAACCTGCGTTTCGCTTTAGTTTCATAGCCCGCAACGCCCCCATTAGCCATTTTCTTTACTTTGGCAGCCTTAGTGTTTGCCACAACCTGCTTTCCTTTAGCTCCTTCACGCTTCTTTTTACGCGCTGTCGCAGCTCGTTCAGCTTTTGATAAACTTTGAGCTTTACGTCTAGGAAGGCAACGGTCAGGGTTACGCTTATCTTTTGACGTACCGCATGAACCCGAAATATTACCCGAGCTATCAATTCTGACCCAATCCTCATCTAACCACTCCTGTAATTTACCCATTATTTACCCTTTCGTTTGCCACCTTTAGACTTTTTGGCGTAGTTAGGGTCTTTACAATATTTTGAGGCGGCGAGATTTGCGTATGCACTCGGATATGTGTCAAACGTGCGCTTTGCCCACGCCTTACCTTCAGGGCATATAGTGCCGCCCTTCTTCATTTTAACAACGCCGCCTTTAGCCATTCTTCTAACGGAACAAGCGCCTGCGCCTAAATTAACTCGTGTCATGATAACACCGCCACTAATGCTATTACTGTAGCCGCAAGTTGCAGAGCAATGCCGCCAAGGATAGCCCAGACCTTTATATCCAGACGGTCTATGTCCTTTTGCATATGAGCAAGATGGTTGTTTTCCAACCGATGTAAAACGGCCTGAATAACCTCAACCTTTTTGTCTAGTTCTGCAACTGTTGGCTTGCTCATTTTAACATTTCCACCTTTTACGGGCCTGCCTCAAACGGCTGTTTGGGTCTCTAGCTGCTTTAGGAAATTTTTTCATTTGTCCGGCAGAACGCGCACAGAAAGACTTACGACGCTTTGCATCCTTACTACCTTTTTTGACCTTGCCGGTTACAGCGGTCTTTAACTTTGAGCCGGGGTTTGCGCGTCTATACGCCGCTACTCCAGCCTTAGTCATCCCCGCTCCTTTTTCAGTGGGGCGAAAATTCTTCTTGTTGCGGGGAGGCATTTTGGCTTTTTTGCGTTCAGCCACTACAAGTCACCCCCGTTTTGAATGTAGATAAACTCCATTGACGCGGACACATTGAAGTCAACTGAGCCTGAAGAAGAAAACGCTCTCATCTCTAAGTCTGTTTTTTCTGTGAACCTTAATGGAAAAGTATAAAACTGTTCGTGTGCGCCATCTGTAATAGTAAATCTTTCTTTTATCTGAAAGACTTCTCCGTATGGTCTAGCTACAAGACTAGCATTCAAAACGGCTTGGGTGTTGGTAGAGGTTCCTGTGGATAAAGACATTTTTGTAAGGAATGCTGTATATCCTGTGGGAACCGTCCAAAGACCCATCAATGTTTGGTTGTCGCCATCCCCGTTTATGGTCAGGTAAATATTAGCTGGAACCCCAGATGTAACCGTACCTGTTCCTGCGTAAATTGTGCCAGCGTTTGCGCCACCACTGCCTGCACTGCGAACAATGCCGCGATTTATTCGTAGGTAAGATTTTGTGGTGTTAACAGCAGTTTGCCCATTAAGCGTGACAACTTCGTTTATTTCGTTGTAATCGGCGTCTAGGCCAAAAACTTCTACTGTTCTCGCACCCGTGCCTGCGGCAGTGTCATTAGCGGAACTGCTTGATATAGTCATTACTGTGGCTGATGCGGGATAAGCGTATAAACCGCCCTGTTCCCAGATGGTTTCCTTGGTGGCTCCAACAGCAGCGTTGTAACCAAACTTAAAAACAGTTTTATGGAAGGATATTTGGCCGCGGGCAACTTGAAGCTCAAACGGCTCTGAAGTCCCTACCCTTGATATGGAACTAACTTCACGAGCCATTCGAGCCTCCGTTTAGTTGTAAAAAACAGTCACAGCGGTACAAGCAGTGAATGCAGATACATAAATATCTGAAACACGAATACCTTCTGCGGGAATGTTTACTGAGTGTGAGTCAGACGCAAGAAAGTCCAAATCAAGCACCGTTGCGCCGCCATTACCGTCGGTAATGGTTAAGCGTGGAGTGCCTGTTGTGGTCAAAACTTGTATCTGACGGATACGCGCAGGGCCGACACCAGCAGAACCGGTTGCCGTCACACGCTTCGCTTTTACGTCAGAACCTGCCATTGCGGCCTCCTATTAGCTAAGAGCGGCACCAACAGCAGTTACCCAAGCAGCACCTGTGTTGATTACGATGCAATACTCGTTGTTGCCCGCGCCGTTGTCGCTAACGATATAAACGGTTCCAACAGCAACATCGCCAAAAGCTGGCAAATCTGCGGTGGCTACAACGGGGATTTGAAAACCAGCGTTCGAACGCACTGGACCGGAAAAAGTAGATAGAGCCATGATTATCTCCTGTCGTGGCTAGTGTCAGCCGCACCACGCGGCTGTCAGGGATAAATTTACTATACAACAAAAAAGAGAGGGCGGCAACTGCCGCCCTCTCCGCATCTGTAAAAGATGTTTACGCTGCGCCCGGAGTACCGAACACAGAACGCCAGTCAGAAACACCGAAGCTGTAACGCTCACGTGCCTTAAACCGCATATTTCCGGTGTCAAAGTCACCTTCCATAGCTGTCTTGATTGGCGAACGGTTAAAGTATTTGAAACCGTTTGGAGCATCTGTCTTGATGAAGAATGCGTCTGTGTCAGTCAGGAAGTGGTTAACCACTGCCCCTTCTGGCAACATACCCATGTTCTTCATTGCGTTGGTGTCGTTGTCCGCTGTACCTGAACGTAGGTTTGAGTTGATGACCCGCTCTGCAATGAATTGCAGTTCTTTCGGGATAATCAGCTTTGTACCACGAACAGCAATCTTCAGACCACGCTCGTCAGTCAGTCCCGCAATGTCGATCAGCATCTGCTCAAGAGAAGTCTCGTTGAGGTCAGCAGCAGTAGCCAGAATGTTGGTCTGGTTACCGGACAATGATGGGTGAGCGTTTGAACAAAGTGCTGCACCATCGCCAATCGCATTACCGCCGGTTGCGCTGAACGCATTGTTCAGAATAGCGGCAGCTTTGATCTGCTTTGTCTGAGCCATTGAACGGGCCAGAGCTTTGGTGTAGCGTGATGCCAGACGGTCGTACAAGTTGTCTTCGATAGCTTCCTCAGTGATTGAGAATGCCAGAGCGATTGTCTCATGTGTGTACCGTGCTGTGTAAGTCTCTTGAGCATCGTCAAAAGTGATGGCTGCGCCTTCACCTTTGGTTGGTGCTGTTGAGAACCCACCGAGCATCACTTCCTCTTCAAATGCACGATCTGAAGACTCTTCGTCGAAGATTTCAGCGTGTTCATTTTCGTAGCGGTCGTACTCAAGTCCGAACAAGGCATTCAGGCCGGGCTCAAGCTCTTTCGCTAGTTGTGCGCGAGAAATAGCCATTTTCTATCCCCTTTCCTAAACGCCTGTTGAGGTCGCAGTAGTCTGCGAGTCAAAACGGCTTGTGTTGGCGTTGAAATGTGCGTTCAAACGAACGATCAACGGAATACCTGCTGCTGTGTAGTCGTTGTTTGCTGCATCATCCATGATGCCAACGATACGCAGTGGCAGAGTAGCCGTTACCGCAATTGAAGACACGCTAAGTGCACCGTTTGCAGACCCTGTGTTGGTGCTGCCGGTACGTGCTGAAGTGCCCAGAGAAGCGTTTGCAAACACGCCTGCCAGTGCAGTTGCACGGTCAGTCAATGATGCGTCAGACGCGACTTTGAACAGTTGGTTTGGATTGTCAGCTACAAACGCCTTAACAGGGTAGTTTGTGTCTACGCTGACAGAACCGGAACCCGGCCAGTAGTTGAGCCATACAGGCTTCTTCTGGACTGAGTCGTGGTATTGAACGCCCATCAGGACTCCCAGTGCCGGTGTTGTGCCGCCGCTTGTCGCGCCAGCATAATCAATAACGCCAGCCGCCGTAGGGGTGACAATAGCGTATTGAAAAATGGCATTGGTGTTGTTGGAAGCAATTTCGTACTCGGTTACACCGGTAGAATTAGCACCACTTCCAACTAGCCCGATTGGACGAAGACCGTAGGCAGTATTTTGATTTGCCATTTGAGTTTTCTCCTAATCAGGGCGACCCTAAAACTATTTCTGTGGGCCGCCAAAGGTTACACGAGATTGACGATCAGGTTTGTTAATCGTCATGGTTGAATGTGCGTTCTCACGCATCATATCATGGTCAACCGCTTCCATCTGGTCAGCGCTGCGTTGTGCAAAGTACGCTGTCCGCTCGGCAATGGTTTCAACCGGGATACGAGCAAGAACAAGTCCACCTACTCCAAACACACCTTCGTATTTCCCTGATTCGACTACCGGGGCCTCAAAGTCTGGGTACTCGTCCTTACGAACCAGTTCCCAACCTTCGCGCATTTTAGCGCTGACGTTCTTCGTATCGTCAAAACCACGGGTTTCAGCCCGGATCCAACGATGCTTGAACCCATCCGGTGCAGGCGGTGCATCTAACATAGACGGGGGAGCCCACGGCTTACGCCTTGCCGTCTTCTCCCTAGTTTGTGTTGCGCGAGAAGATCGTTTTACAGAACCTTCAAACATTTCGTTTTGTTCTTCAGACATGCTAACTACTCCTTCACGTATTTCGCGTATTCTTCAAGCGGCACACCCAATTTCTTCGCTATTGCGACTTGGCTAGGGGTGAGTCTAACCTTTTTCCCACTACTGCGCCCAGATGTATTGCGGGATACGGAAGCAACCGTCTGAGCGGGCCGTTTGCTACCACCGTTTAGCTTATGCGGAAACTCTGCCCGCATACGCTGATCCAATTCATTATAGTAGTCATCGGACTGCGGGTCAAACCCTTCGTCTTCAACTAACTTTTTATGTACGCCAAAAGCAGCATACGTCATTGCCTCATCGTCGCCAAACCAGCTATTTCTTTGAGCCCAACTCTCAGCCTTTGGATCTGGGCGACGGGGCTGTTGTTGAGGCATAGGCTGTCGCAAACGCGCCTGCTCTTGAGCTTGAGCCTGCTGAGCATAGCGAGCCTGCTGTATTTTGGCCTGATTAGCCCGATCCTGCTCTATAGCAAGACGAGTTATCCTTCTTTGCGCCTCTACGACCCCTGCGGTGTCGCCTATTTCAATCGCACGGGCCAAATCGGTTTCGGCCGAAGTTGTTTGGATTTCCACCCTGTTGCTGTACTCATTAACGTAATTTGAGTCCAAAGCATCCATGCGCTGCTTTAGTTGAGAAGCTTCGCTTTGTACGCCTTGAGCAAACTTAATAGCTTCTTCGCGCTGGCGCTCGGCCTCACGCATTTTCTTTGTCAAACGATCAATACGCTTTTGCGTGGCATTGTCCGCTTTGTCAAAATTATCGGTTTCAGACGCAGACTGCGACGAGTCGTCTTCTCCGCCAGAAACCTCTACCTCAGTTTCTTGCGAATCGTCCAAATCCAACTCAATTTGATTTTCTTTTTGATCTTCCATAGTTCACTCCTAGAAATGCAAAATATCTTCAGGTTCTTTAATGCGAGCCAAAATTTCGTCATCGTTTAAGATACGAACTTCCCCGCCATCAATTTTAAAACGAGACCCGGCATACCGGGCAAACATTACCCAGTCACCTTGTTCACACCACGGACCCACCGGAAATTTTTCGGCGTCCTTGTAAGCCAACGACCCTACCTTTAGGACGTAGCCAACCTGTGTGGATACTGTCTGCTCTTGCACAACTGCATCAGGAAGATAAATACCGCCGTCGGTCTTACCCTTTCCTCGATATGGCAAAATAAGCAGACGCCAGCCTGTCGGTTCTGGCATCCGTTCTAAGAGTGAACCACCAATGGACTCGGGGTTCAAAACCTTGTCGGTGACATCCTCATAAGCCGAGGCGAGGTTTGCGACACCCTCCGCTACACCGTCAAGATTGATTTCTTGCGCTTTAGTCATTGCTACGCTCCTGTTTATCTAGCAGGCCCTTGAGTTCCTGTTCCACGTGATCTAGGGCTTTTAAGTTCCCCATGAGCTCACGATACTGCTCCATGTTCGAGACGTTGTCGTAAATAACTAAGTCTTGAACACCCTGCCGCCGCTCTCGGATAATCCGAAAAACAGCTTCAGCTATATATATTTCATCCACTCGTATATCTCCGCATTAAGTCTGATATCTTTTTATACCATAGCTAATGAAAAGTCACGAGTTTCTTTTGTTCTACGCAGCCATCCGCGGCCAAAAGTATCAAAGGTGCTTAACCCTTTGTAAAACTCTATTCTCTGCTTTGTAATACTTTCTATAATTTCTGTCGGCGTCATCTCACTTACCGCAGCTAACGTCTTCGGACCGATAGCTCCGTCCTGCGATACCATCACCGCCTTTTGCAGTGCTTTGGCCGCCCTGCTCGGCCCGCTGTTCACGGCCCAATCAAACACGCAGAAATCCACGCCGCCCGGTAGCTCGTCGGCTTTTACTTTGTCCCAGTACCCGCTCTTGTAAATAAGCTGAACATGCTCATCCGGGATGTTTTTTAGCTCACTAACGTCTTCTAACGGGCGGCCTAAAAAATCCGCGTAGGTTTTATGCGTAATACCCTTGTTAGTTGCTCCGCCGGGATCTTCCGGGTGAGAAACAAAACCGCCCTCGTGATGCAGTACCATCTCAAGGCTTTTAAAAAAGTTGGCTTCCATTACTTACCCTTCATATACTTGCTTACAGCGCGGTTACCGAACCAAAACGACATAATTGCAGCAAACAAGCCTTGTGACTCCGGGGTCCACATTAACCCTACTGCGTCTTTCCAGTCTCCACCGGTTTCTAACACTTTGACAATAATTACCACTTCGGTAGCTACAAACATCAAAAAGAAAGCATACGTTATGACAGGGCGTACAGAACCGCGCAAGCCATTAACAAAGCCTCCTGCATCAATGGATCGGTCATGCTCGTAAATCCCTTTTGTTTCCGCTATGTCCGCCTGTTTGTCTAGTTCTTGTAACTTTAGCGCAGACCTTTTTTCCATAAGCTCGGCTTCCATTTTCATGGTTTCCAGTTTTTGCTTATGCTCTTGCCCCGCTTTAAAAAAGTTTAAAACCTCTGGAAGAAAAGATGTCCCGAAACCTAATATACTACCTAATAGGCTAATCATGTTTTTAGCTCCTACTCTATCCCTAATACTTTAGACAGCCCATTGCCTTCATCTGTCATGTGCTTAACCTCCCCTTTGGCAACGCCTGACATTTCCAAGATACAGGCCGATAACCCGCCATGTGGATATGAACCGCTTTTCC